AGGAGGAGGACCATGAATGATATGACACATGAGCCGCACAAAACGCAGCAATGCGCTGATTTGATCGCATCGGCATTGGTGGTGGAGGCGGCGGCGCTCGAACGACAGGTTTCCGAACTCACAAATAAAAATTGTGAGTTGCAGGAAAAATTAGACGAGTACGAAAACGCCTACAAATTTATCGTGGATGACAAATGTTTTAACGAGGAAAAACATTGCGCGTGCACCCCGATTCTCAGGGCGAAGGTGAAGGAACTGGAAGCTGAGAATGCCATGCTCAAGGCAAGGCTGGAACCGATCGAGGCCGCACACAGGGAATACGAAGAATACCCGTCATCGGCCATCGTAAAAAGGGACGCATTCGATGGAGCCGAAGGAGGGGGAATGATCCAAATAATCAATGTAGGTGGAAATCCGCTTGGTGTATCGGAATACTCATTACGGATCAACGGCCAGGAACTGTGCCAGTTTGTGCATAACCGGACAAAGGGGTTGCCGCAATGCCTCAGGACTGCAGCAGAGGCGTATGAACGGACGAAATGGACGGAAGCGCAGAAGGCCATGGAGGGGGAATCACCCAAATGACCCGTTTCGCCCTCTACCTGTGCCGATGGCAGCTATCAACCCCGATCCTGTGGGGAGTCCTGCAATACCTCGGCCAGGGGGTAGGGGCGACCGTGATCGCCAACCTGATCGGGGGCTGCGTGTCTGGTGGACAAAAAAATACTGACGAAAGGAATAAAATGAAATCACCAACACTGGAGAGAGCGGATCAGATCATCCACGGGGAACGCCAGGATATGTACGGCAGCCCCGAGGATTGTTTCGATCTGATCGCGGACTACTGGAACAACTATATCCTGGCAAAAGAGGATGTTTGCCTCGATGCGTCGGACGTGGCCATCCTGATGACCCTGTTCAAGATCGCGCGGATGTCCGGCCAGAAATGGCACCCGGACAATGCCGTGGACGCATGCGGATACCTGGCCATCCTCAGCGATCGGATTAAAGGAGGGCGCGCGTGATACTGGCTATTGATGCGGCGACAAAAACCGGGTGGGCCCTGATCCGGGAGGGGCGCGTGTACGAGTCCGGCGTCCAGGATTTTTCCAAGCGGAGGGGGGAGAGTAACGGGGCTATGTTTTTGCGGTTCCGGGGCTGGCTGGGGCGCCTCACTGATTTGGATGTTCGGTTTGTTGTGTATGAGCAGGCCCATCACCGGGGAGGGGCTGCAACAGAGATTTGCGTCAATCTCACCGGGAGGATTCAGGAGGTATGCGCGGAAAAGGAGATCCCCTACGCTACCGTCCATACCGGCACGCTCAAAAAATGGGCGACCGGGGTGGGCAATGCGGGCAAGGGCGAGATGATGGACCGGGCGGAGGAGATTCTTGGCCGGCCACCGATGGATGATAACGAGGCGGATGCAGTCCTGATGGGCATGTACGCCGTCGATGAGTACGGAGCGGAATAAGACTTATCAACCAAAAGGAGGTGCTTTATGATCAAAACAGATCCCACAATGCTGGTCTGTAATCACACGCCTGGGCCATGGACGGCGGGGAGTGTAAACGCCGGGGAATCTTTCCAATTTGGTCCGGATGCGGTTGACAACTTCATTGGCGAAATCTTTTGCCAACACAGACCGCCAGCCAGCCCAGAAGAAGACAACATCCGTCTGGTATGTGCCGCTCCACCGCTCCTCAAGGTTGCCCAAAAGCTGCTGTTGTGGATGGAAGAGTGCATGGCCGCGTGTGATTTTAACCAGGAGGATATTGACCTGTACCACGAGCTTCGCCAGACGATCAGAACAGCGGGCGGGTTTTCGTCCGAAACGCACTGGTGGCAAGGGCCGTGCATATGCCACGCATGTGGCCACGCATGGCGGGGTGTTGTGGAAATCCCGATTGAGTCTACCTATCCACAGGTGCCGCTCGAATGTGGCGAATGCCACCAGATGACGGGAGGTCCGGCATGAAATACAAGCTTCGGCTTATTTGGCGCAAAGCGAGGAAACACGCCGACATCTGCCGCTTAATCGAAGAGAAGGCTGAAATAGAAGCTTGCGTTGAGGATCTTATCGCTATCAGAGACCAAGCTCGTGCGGTTCACGCAACCGCTTGCGGGACCTATAACGACAAGCGGACATCGGTTGACCGTAAAAAACTATCGGACCTGGGCCTGATGGTTAAGGAGTCGTACAAAACGATACCGTCGGAATTTAACGGCTCCGAAGCGGAAGTTGATGTCAAAACCACTACCGGTGAGTCGTTATGATAAGGGTTGCACAAGGGAAACCAAACAAGATTTGGAAGTACAATATAAACGGCGTGCAAGTCTATAATTAGTGGGGAGATTCCGCTCCCGATCACGTAACGCCAGGCATATTTAAACCATCGCTTTAGTTTACATCGCGTAAACCAGCGAAAGAAAAAGGGAAATATTCAGAAGGGAAATATTCAGAAAAGAGCTTGCAAACTCAGGTTAATTTCGGCACAATAATCGTGCGAAGACAGAAACGGAAAAATAAGACTAAAATGAACAAACTTAACAGGCAAAACAAAAACCCCATCGGCGACAGGCCTTATTTTTCCCTGTCTTCGCAACCGATGGGGTTTTTATATTTTGGTTAAAAATATGGCGGATAGGCTAGCTACCGAAAACCGGGAACCCTGGCCCGGCTTCCGCCATAAATCATTCCAGAACACCTCAAGGGTAGTGTGATTATGGCGAGGCCACGAAAAAGCACTGTTGATTATTTCCCGCATTCCGTCCAGCACGGCAAAACGATGTTCATCATCGAGGAACGATACGGCAACGACGGATATGCGTTCTGGTTCAAGCTATTAGAGAGCTTGGGTGATGCAGATGGACACTATCTCGATTTGAACGATACAGCGACGTATGAATATCTACGCAGCAAAACCCGGCGTGAGAGTAGTTTCCTTGATGAGATACTCAATCTACTGGCTAAATTGGATGCAATTGACCCAGAACTATGGTCTAAAAGGGTGGTATGGTGTCAAAAGTTCGTAGATGGTATTTCTGGTGTTTATACCCGTTCCCGTCACACTTTACCCCCCTCTAAACCGGATAACTACGCACCAAAACCCAGCGTAAGTGACGTTTCTACGCATGAAAATCCACAAAGTAAAGTAAAGAAAAGTAAACCCCCCATACCCCCCGCGGGGGATGAGGAATTTTTTGTATTTTACAACAAATACCCAAAACACAAAAACCGTGCAGGGGCGTTAAAAGCTTGGAAGAAAATGAACGGGAATAGACCCACTCTCGAAATCCTTCTCAATGCCATAGAATCACAGAAACAGACGGACGAGTGGAGAAAGGAGAATGGGAAGTATATTCCCCATCCTGCCTCTTGGCTTAATGGGAAGCGATGGGAAGACGAAATTGAACTTCCAAAACCGAGGAGCGTGTTTTCGTGATTGAATTTATAAAAACGGCCATTGATGAATCGAGACAAGATTCGCTTGCCTATGCGTACCAGGAGATGGCCTTCTGGCGTAGGTTTAGAGCACGGACCGACAGCGATGTAATACGGCAATGGTGCGATTATTTTTTGAGAATAGCTCGTCACGAGGCGGATGAGGCAATGGAGGAAATGGAACATGCAAGAGCGGAAAAAGAAGCTCTCGGAATACAGCGGGCCGGACAGGGTAGTGACCGCAGCGGAGATGGCTGCAAAGTTCGCAAACCAGCCTGACGCGCTAGTGAAAATAAAAACCACGATACCGTCCCTCGATAAAGCGTGCGGAGGCTGGTTGCAATCCGGGGAACTGTACACCATCTCCGGGTTTACAAAAAACGGCAAAACGCTACTGGCGCAAACCATGAGTGTGAATTTTGCAGATCAAGGAGAAATCCCGCTGTGGTTCTCCTACGAGGTTCCTGCACGGCAATTCATTAATCAGTTTCCCCGGACGCCGGATCTGTTTATGCCATTGGAGTTAAAGCCGCACTCGATGGAATGGGTCGAGGAGAGGATCATGGAAGCCCTGATCAAGTACGGGACGAGAACCGTTTTCATCGACCACCTGCACTATCTCTTCGACATCGGCAGGAGCCGCAACCCGTCGCTGGACATAGGCGAGATCGTCCGCCGATTGAAGGGGTGGACCGTCAAACACGAGCTGATAATTTTCTTGCTATGCCACACCCAACAACCAAGGATGGGAGATTCGGGGCTGGGCTATGAAAAAATACGTGACTCATCATTTGTCGCCCAGGAATCGGACAGCGTGTTTATGATTGCCCGGACCCCGACGGATCAAAATAAGAACTTGGCACAAATGCGGGTTGAGTTTCATCGGCGCTCCGGCGCCATGAAGGAAGTGAACGACTTAAC